AGTAGGAGCTTGCATTGGAAACGAGAATACAAGCGTCGAGTCTGGCCGGCTCACATCCGGCTCACACGGTACGCCAGCGTCGGCCATCATTGTTGCGAGCGGATCTTTAATGTCTGCTCGCACGGTCCTGATGTAATAAGGCGCATAACGCGGGTGAATGCCGCTTGCACTATCTACTAACTGCGATACCGTTCCGCTAGGTTTGACACACGTAATGGCGGCCGATGGATTGATTCCTAGAAGCTTAGACCACTTTTTGTTGGTTTCGATTGCGTGTCGTTTCATATGACTGAGTTCAAACAGCACATACTGATGAGATAATTCTACGTGATCCATGATCCCGGTCAACGACACACCAAGCAAACGCTCTTCTTCGCAGTTTTCGCGCCATTTCTTGCCCACGTACTTGAAGTTGGTCAACGTGCTCTGCAGCGTTCCGAGGATAGTTGCAACTTCGACTTTATCTAGTAAGTCGTCAAGCGTGTCACCTGGCCTAATGACTACTTCGGTCAGGTTGCAAAGTTGCTTGCTACGCAAAACGATTTCAGAGCACGGATTCGTACCGAATCCTACATAACCGTATTCTTTCCGGCGATCAGGTATCAACTTTTCAGCTGCCTGCCGATTGAAGATTCCGCGTTCTCCTGACTTGCTCTCATACAGGCTAAGCCATTCCCGCATAAACACGCCGATCTCTGGACGATCGGTATAGCATGCGCTATTGTTCGCAAGCCCACGCTCCGGGTTATCTATCCACCACTGCCCAGACTTTGCGACCCTCATACGATCATCGGATAGGTTAGATAGGCTTAGCAGGGCCGATCTGCGCACTCCACCAACAACGACACACTCTGCTATCTTACAGACTAAATCGTGGCACTCAAGCGACGACAGACGCCTTCCAGCGGCTTTCTTGAATAACTTGACGGCGTACGTGAAAACATCTTCAAGCGGGCCAGGTCCAGACGCGCGCCCGCCGAAAGTTTTCAATCGCGATCCGGCTTTTCGGACTTTTGACATGTCCCACTTCGGAATTTTTCCGTTATACAGTAACGCTATAAGTTCGCGCAGCGAAGACGCCCAACCGCGCTTGGAATCGCGCACGACGATAACCGTGTCGGTGTTGTGAAGTTCGTCCGGTATTTGTGGAAGTTGTGAAACGTATTGGCGCTCTACGCTGAATCCTACGCCGGTCCCGTTCATCAACACATATAGCACTTCGTCAAACGCGTGCGGCTCGTCGATTGCTCTGTATGCACAGTTATAACCGGCGAGTTCTGATTCTTCAAGCGCTTTTCCTGCAGTCATCAGCGCTCGCATGGATGGCATGACGCGCAGGTTATAGATGGAATCGCGCAAGCGTTGCCATACGTCGCGATCGATGTCTGGAAACCGGCCGCAGAAGAACGCGATATAACGGTCCACAGTTTCCGCCCACGTCTCGCGTCGTCCAAGTTCATCAGACCAGCGCGCATAACGGGACAAATGGATATATTGTTGGTATTGAGTAGCCAAAGGGTTCATCTATGCTTATGCTCCGATAATAGTTGCGTCGAATTCACTGCGGATAAATTGAATATCAGGATTTGACAAGTGTTCTCGATCCAGTCCTGTTTTGCTTAGGTGTTCTAGTTCACATGACGTGTAGTCTTGCGCGCCAAGTTGGTATCCGTGCGAATTACTGAACGCGTGGCCGTCATGCGTGACATACTCAGCGCTCTCATTGTTTAGTGTAACTAACTTTGCTGGCACAAGTGCTGGTATGAAGTTATGGAATTCACATCCTGTTTTTTGTGTTGATAGTGGTATTGGGTTCCTGCCATTAAAAAATCGAGGGTAATTACACAACCACGTCGCGCCAGTTCCTTGGGTTTCTGGTTCAGCAAACCGACAGTTCCTGCAGTTTGGCGACGGTAGTCTTTTGCCCCAATAGATCGCGCGCGGCCACAACGACGCCTGAGGTTCAGTAGCTGTTATTATCCGCTCTGCCTTGATGAGCAACGCTTCCGCGTGCTGCGAGTCGTATTTCACGCGCTCAATGTATAGCTCTGAATTGTCTTTACAGTAAGCCACAAAAAGCGCGCGTTCCATTCCAGTGCAGCGCATATAGGATTGCAGTTGTCCGTAGTATTCAGGCGACCATTCATGAATTCCCCTCTTTTGCAGGTCCGAGAATCTCTTTAAGGCTACAGACTTAGCCTCGAACACGTGCCACGTCTTCGGAGCCTCTGGAATGCCACGTATCGCGCCATCCATCGAACCGCAGAAATGACCGCCGATCTCTGCGAACCTGAACTGCTTTCCGTTCGCATCTTTGTCGTGCAACTCGACGCCAGGTATGTTACGCAAAAGCCGGATGATTTCATCCTCGATCAGGTTGCCCATCGAGAAGATACGCAATTTGCGTGCGCTGTAATCGTTTGGCAGGCTCCATCGGAACGACAGCCACAAAGAGCGTGCGTCTATTTTCCCGATTTGCGACATGCCGAGATGTCCGCGAGATTCATCGCGCGGCATGTGCGCATCGATGGCTTGCGCGGTAGTGTTTTGAAATAGTTCTGTGTTGTCGTCCATACTTTTATAGAATGTGCAATGCCGGTTCGCCTGAACTATATCCTTCGTCGAATCCTTCAGTTAAAATTTCGTGATCTCCGTAGTACCATTCGTTGTGAACGTTTAGTTTCAATCTCACTTCTACAACGGTCAAATCATCATCAACACCACCCTCATAACCGTTCACAACGACGCGCATGTCGTCCTGGTATTCTGCCAATTTCTCGCGTAACTCTTTCACGTTCACTTGTATTCAACTCCCAAAACGTCGTGGTACTTTGTAGCGTAATCAACTGTAATTGACTTTACCGGCTTGAGTGTAACTCTTCCGTCTGATATCAATCCGTAGGCATGCGGCACGGTTGACGGTACAACAGAATCTCCGGTTATGTCGTGCCATTCTTTTGCTGCTTTTTGCCCTAGCCATCCATCCGAGCCAAGCATAATAGCACGCGTGAAACGGTCAAGCCCGGAGTAATAGATGACCTGCAAATAGTCGCGACCGTTCTTGGATCGCTTCGGTATAGCCAATACGCGGTCAACTTCAAACGTCGCGATCTGCGGCACGTGGACGCCACTTAGGATTGGCGCATTGGACGCCTGCAGATGCACGATTGATGCGGGTTTCGGAAACTCATAACCGCACTGTATGCAGACTGTTGCACCACACGCATTATTTTTCGCGCACTCAGGGCATAGTTTGTGCGGCTGTTGTCCTGCCTTGTATTTGCGTTGCTGTTCCGGCTTTCCTTTGATTGCGTCGACCGGGCCTAGCGTCTGAACGGTGTCTGTAAAATCCGCAAACAGACAATCCGTTTTACCGTCACATGTCCGCATGCCACGTCCTGCGATTTGTCCGTACAAAACCGGGCTTTTGGTATTCCTAACAAGCGCGATAAAGTCGAGTTCTGGCGCATCGAATCCAGTTGTCAAGCAGCAGACGTTGACGATGCACTGTAGCGAACCGTGGCGGAAGTCATCAATAATATCCTCGCGTTCAGCTTTCGGAGTTTCGCCAGTGACGATTGAAACACCGATACCCAAACAGAATAGTTCAGTTGCCATATGTTCAGCATGCGCAACAGTCACGCAATAAACCAACCACTTCTTGCGAGCACGTCCAAGTCGTGCGATTTCCCATGCGATCTTTTTGGTGGTTTCCGGTTGGTCAATCCGTCGTTCCAGGTCAGAAACGACGTAATCTCCTCCGCTTGTCTTGACTCCTTCGCCGCTAATGTGGGTATGTGTTGGTGCATTGACCAATGGTGCAAGATATCCAGCGTCAAGTAGTTCTCGCATGTGCAGGCTGGACGCGATGTCGGTAAATAACCGTTCGCTTCCATCATGCAGCCAAACGCCAGTACCGCGAAAAGGCGTGCCCGTCGCGCCAACGACTCGCAGGTGCGGAGATATGCTCTGCAGAGTGGCGATTAGATCGCGGTACATTCCCTGCTGCTTGCGCGATACAAGGTGGCACTCGTCAACGATAACCAACGCAAACTCACCTAGAGTCTCGCCAGCGCGATATAACGTCCCGATGGTGCCTATGATAACGTCAGTGTCGCGATACGTCTCCTTGCGCCCTAGAGAGGCACTGCAGACACCTATCCTCAGTTCTGGCGCGATGGTTTGCAGCTTGCCTAGGTTTTGTTCGCATAACTCCTTCGTCGGAGTTATCATCAAAACCCTTGAAGCGGTATCAAACCCTAGCGCCGCGTCCAGGCATATCTGCGCGAGCATAACGGATTTGCCGCTGCCAACGCTCGCATCGATGATCGGGTTCCCTTCTTTGTTTTTGCGGAACCAGTCATATAGGTCCGCGATCACTCGCTTCTGGTTTTCTCTAAGGGTAATCATGTTGGAGTCGTTTTGTATTCAGTCCAGCTTCGCGGATCTGTTCTATGCTTCGTCCGCATCCTTCGCAATGCGTGAGTATCACGCTTCCGCTCCGTAATCAGTTGGTGGGACGGTGCAGTCTTAAACTGCACGCAGCACATGTCCGCGATTCCGTCCCGCATTCATTAAATCCCTACCGCTCCCACGGCGCGCGCTCGCCATTCGTTGCTGGTTGTGGTGGTACCGTTACAGGCGCGCGCTGTTGCTGTCTCGGCGATGCCTGCGGTGCCGGTGAATTGCTGGCCGGCAGGATCGCTTTAATGCGATTCTGAGCGGCGTACTGGCCGGATTTATCCTGTTCAACCGCAACCTTAGCCGATACACGCTTGCCAATCGTTGAGCGGATCAAGCCCATTGTCGTTGGCTGGTTCGTATTGATACCGACAGCACTTAACAAGGAAACCAACGTTTTCTTTCCGATCGAAACCGCAGTTTCGCTGCGATTGTTAGTGTTGATCTTCTCGAATATCGGTTTTCCGGCGTACTGACCGTCGGCCACATCAAATCTCGCATTGATGTATTTCCCGGTTCCGTCTTTAGTGTCCTTCAAAACAAACTCGACAGGGATCAAGTTATACGTTCCTGCAGGGATTGGCGAGAAGTCTTGGGCCGGTTCAATGCTGCCCAGGTCAAGGCCCAAGTCAAAATCATCGTCTTCGTATGAAAAGCTCATTAAAACACCATTTTAGTTAAAGTATAGTCTACCAAATAACTCAGGCAACAGCATCCTGATAGTTTTCCCAAAACACGCCGAAATCTAGCGGCATTTTGTCAGGAAGTCCGAATCTGTTCTTGGCGTCGTAGGATGCCGAACGCGTTGTATACAAGTATCGATCGCCGTATGAGATACCTCTCTTTACCGTCTGAAGTCCG